CTCAAGCTCACGACCCACAGCTTCCTGCTCCTGTGCCTGACGCATACGGATAGAAGTTTGCTCCTGTAGAAAACGCTGACGCTCCGCTGCTGCTGCCTGTGCTTGATAAGCTGCTTGTTGTTTAGCTTGCCTCTGTTGCCCTGCAAAACCTGCTATACTTGAGCCTATAGATGTTGCTACTAAAGTTGCTGATATTGGGTCACACATATTGTTACTTACTCTTTAATATAAATGACTGATAACCATCAAGTTGGCAATCGTTAAACTCAGCACCCAACCACTGCAACCACCGATAACTAAGGTAGTTGGTCTTCATTATAACATTGGTTAAGTAGTCAAAGCCTTCCATTAACTCCTCAACATATTGCTTAGAGTGCTTTAAAAAATACTTGCGAATCTTAGGCAGCCGTCTCGTACCAAGCAACCACACAACGCCTACCTCATCACTCCTGCGACTGACACCAAAACAGCAATGCAGTCCATCCTCGCTCCGTACACTGTAGCATTTATTGGAGCAAGCAAAGGACTCAACAACTGCATCTTTAGGGTGGTGCATAAGACCGATACATTCAATCATATCTTCCTCCCTCATATCGTCGTACAAGTCAAAGGCATCCATATCAGGCTGTGCTTGCTCTACTTTAACTTCCATATCTCTTAGCTCTCGGTATAACCATGGACTCAAACTCAGCAGCTAACAGCTTACAAGGCAAGGCAGAACTGCTCTTTATCTCAATGGTTGCTTCATTCGGTTGAGCTTGTACTGCAAATCTAAAGTGTCCGCTCTCAGGTGTGAAGTCGTTAAGAGTGGAGATAGAAGCAAGTAACGCTGGGTTGTAGGGGTACGTGTATGTATCTCTAAATCGTGGTGTAACTTCCACAGTAAAGTGTCCAGTATCTGCGTATTCAATACTAGCGTTACGAATCGTTTGAAAGGTGTAATCAGAAGCACTCCGTCCTCCTCGCTCTGTTGGTTGCTTCAGTATCTGATTGGAGAACCTGTACAACATATTGTACGGGATACCTGCAAAGAAGTACTTATCGTCGTGATAATCATTACCTAACAACCATAGAGCAGCAGTGTTAAAATCAGTCGATACTGCCCAATAAGTTACCCAGTCAGCTCCCACTCCCGGTTCTGTAGCTGCTGTAGAGGTGTGATCTTGAATGCATTTGTAAACAATACCACCTGTGTAACTCTCTCCTGCATCCCAAGCTGATGTTAAACTTTCCCAATTAGTCACAACATTCTGCCAAGCTAAAGTACCTATCCAAGCAGGACGACTAGAATCAAAGTCTACAGCTTTCCAGTACTGCGTCCACTCTGCTCCTACTCCGGGTTCCGTTACCCCTATTCCTGCGTTATCTTGTAAGCAGTAGTAAGTAACACCGTTGTGATTAACAAACTCTCCACCGTAATCTACATAGCTACCGAGTGCTCCGCTTATTGTTCCTGCTGTCTCTGATGTTCTAGTAAAATCTTTGAATGTACCACCTTTTGTGTATACTTCTACATTAACAGGATCATAAGGGAAGTCGCTTATTGTAGTAACCTTAGAAGCTGAATCATAAGCAACCGTTAATACATCACCGTCTAACCTACTATCAAGGTACAACTTATAAGACAGACCGTCATCAACAAGTCCGTTCTCCATTGTAGCTTTCTCTAAGTGTAATCCTTCTGTGTCCTCTGTCAGTAACAACAAGTCGGAGTCTATAAAGTCAAAGCCTCGTATCTTACGGCTGTATGTAAACTTCATCCAAGCACTTTGTATCTTCTCCTTATTCTGCCAGTAGTACTTGTAAACAAACAGTGTGTAATCGTCATCGCTAGACTTAGCTACGATCATGTTCTCAGAAGCTGTACCTACAAGATGTGTAATGTTAGAAGGTATAAGCTTAGGCACTTGTGCTGTTATCTCATTAGCTTCAAACACCTCAGTATTGTTATCAACAAAGTATTCATACATCCCCTCAAACGCTTCACGCTTAAATGGAAAGTATATGTAGTTACCTAGAGCAACAGGGTCTATATTGTCTGATATGTCGTACTCCGTAACAGGTGATATGCTTACAGTCTTAGGAGTTAACAAGTCAGCACCCCTCAACACAAACTGAGACTGCCTACTAAATAACATAAGCTTCTCTTGGAAAGGCAGAGCGTGTTGCAGTTGTGCTACTTTTGTGTGACTCAGTCCTACATCTATAGGAGCACTGTCTAACAGCTGCTGAGAGGTGGTACGGAAGAAGTTAAAGTATTCATCCGCTTCACTAAAGATAATGTTGCTGTCAGTAAGAATACCCAAACGGTTCTTAAAGAAGAAGATGTCGTTTATAGTAGTGCCTGTAAAAGAAGGGAACGGGTTGGTGTTATTATCTCCCGCACTTCTCCATGCCCACTTAGGTGCTTCTGTTGTATCTTCGTTTGGAGTCTGTAGCTTAAAGGATGTAATAGTGTTTCCTGTAAACACGGGCTTCAACGTAATAGGCATGGTAGTAAGATCAAAAGCATTCTGTAGTGCCTCGTATGTTCCAGTAGCAGAACTATCGTTCCACCAACCTACTGTTTCTACCCAAGTGCCTGTGCCAAAGTTCTCTCCGTCTTTTGTTTTAAATTGTACATAGTAATCATCTTGGGCTAACTCAGCGTCTCCTATTACTTTTACTTTGAAGTTGTTATAACAAACAGTCGGTAGTTCTGTAATATTGTTAACTTCTTTATAAATAACTCCCAATCCTTGATCTGATAAACCGTCAGAAGACCTAACAGAAAAGTCCGAAAGTTCATATAAGTAACTATCTGACCAAGCCTGAGCAGCTGTAATTGTAGCAGGAGCTTCCACCCAATATTCCGTCCAATTTGTACCTACTCCCGGTTCGTTGTCTGCTTGTACTGATGTATGTGGTTTTATTAAAGAGTAGTAAGTTCCACTGTTCTCCACATATCTTACAGATTTTAAACGGATAACACTCTCTTTTACATCTACTTCGTAAGTTGCTCCCGCTACATTTGGTATAACAGTTGAGTCTAAAGAAGGAAAAGTATAACCAAAAGAACTAGCATTCGAAGAAGTAACTGTTTGAATTAAACCCCATCCCATCCAATTTGTACCTAACTGAGCATTTATAAAACGCCACTGACCTCTATATATCTGCAACTCTAAAGTAGACGCAACATTGGCATCGTAACCTGTTCCTTGGTGTGTTATTTCTGAAGTGGCGACAGCACCATCAGCATTTGTTGTTATATATCCTCTAGCTCCTGTACCTGTAGTACCTTGTGTTAAAGTAAATTCAATTTTGTACACCCAATCGTTTAAGTTAGTAGGTGACACAAAAGCAGCATCCCTGACAGGAGCATAAGGTAAACCGTTACCTCCTGATATTCCTGCATTTTGTACAGACTGAGTAGTAGCTGTAGAGTTAACGGAGATGTAAGACTCTATTAGTTGTTTTAAGTCAGAAGCTATTTTAGTAGTATCAGCAGCATATCCACTTTGCGACGCTTTATCAGATTTGTAAGTGGCATCAGCTGGGCTCGGATTAGTGTGACCGCTAGGGGCTAAAAGAGTTACGGTAGTATCGTAAGGCACGAGCGTATCGTTAATAAACACACTGTAGTTCTTTTCGTAGTCTCCTAGCTTTACAACAATTAACGCTTCTTTAGTAGGCACTTCAGAGTAAGTAGCTTCTGCTGTACTTTTTGCTACTACCTTCTTCTTATTAACAAGGAATGTATAGTCAGCAACAGTCAGTGCTTTTAAGTCTTCTCTAGGGTTTGTTATACCGCTTAGGTAACTGGCAGCAGTAGCAGTAGCCTCGACAGGAAACCTTATTCCGTCCTCTGTATTTAACACACCTAAGCTTACATCAGCACCATTCAGAGATACAGCTACTACATACTTGTTCTGCTCGTCTCTCTTAACAAAATGAGTAAACAGGTCGTTGTCTACGTCTACTCTATTCTCTGTCTTTTTAACATACTCAGTAGGTGGTCTCTTCACCAACCCCTCCACAACAGTAGACCAAGCATTTATCTGCTCATCACTTTGACCGGGATACCTTAAATTGTCAGGCTGTTGCGATATGCCTTGGACAAGATTCGGTACACTTGTTACGAGTAACGGCATAGTCTATCTGTCAAGCACTCGGAGTACGCTGTAGTTGTCGAATATAGTTCTGTCAGAAGCTTCAGCGTCACTGTCTACTGCTCTAGCTTTAGCTTCTATCTCATCCCTCAAAGCAAAGCCTTCTATCTCCCTGCTGCCTAAGAAACGGTTAGCAAAGATACGGGCTGCTTTAACGGTGATGTAATGTCGGAACTGCTCAGGTAAATCCGTGAAGTCCAACTCGAAAGTAATGGAGGCTTTAACCTCCTTAGACCAGACATCCGTGTGATTCTTGCGGTCATACAATGTAAGTCCACGCTGCACAGGGTCTGAGTCTGTATAAATTTGTGGGTCT